TTAAAATTTGATGAAGCAGCCTTACTGGGCAAAAGCAGCAACTCTACGACAAACCCAACTGTTTCATTTTTGGGTTCACAAGTTTTTAGTTCAGCGGCACAGACATTTACGGTTTCAGGTGCAACATTAGGAGACGCAGCAAGTAACCGCACTATTGTTGTTGCAGCGGGTGGTGGACGAGCAAACGCAGGAACAAGAAGCATTAACACTCTGTCAGTAGGTGGTACTAGTGCGACATTTATAGCTAGAAAGAATTCAGGTGGTGGAAACGTCATGGAGTTTTGGTCTGTTGCCAAGCCTTCTGACACTACTGGGGACATTGTTGTAGAGTTTAGTGGCGGTAACAATAACATGGAATTTGTTGGTATTGCTTGGTGGCGCGTGTTGGATGCTGGTCAGCCCATATCAATAGACAGTAACACTGGCAGCAGTTGGTCAACACAAGCTGTAACTACAATAGGTCAAACTGGCGATGTAGCACTTTATGCGCTAGAAGATTCAGCGGGAGTCCCTCCAAACNTAACGGGATANTCATGGTCNGATGCTACAGAAAGGGCTGAACACCTTAATATAACNTCCTCCTCGTCAACNCATAATGCTTTCGTTGCCGCAGACTACACATTCACCAGTTCAGAAAGTCATACAGAAACAGTCACTGTCGGTGGGGGACANGGAAACGACAATACTTATCTTGGAATTACATTTAGCAACAATAATTCATTTGAAACAAATAGCATAGCGGCGGCTAACCAAGTTACCGACACATGCACTGATGACGCTGAGACGATTGGAAATTATGTAACTTGGAACTCAGTAGATAAAGATAGCAACGTCACTTTATCAGAAGGGAATACAGTAGCAGAACAAGATANCAATNNTTCATTCAAAAATGTTCTTGCAACGCAAGTTGTTCCNAGTAGTGGCAAATGGGTNTGGGAAATNAANCAATCNGGTGGCCAGTCCTTTTGCAGGATATGCNACAACCGGAGTAGCTTCTACGGATGTGTCGCGATCTATNGGTCGGAGTGGNNCTGGNGCAATNACTTTNGATTACCAAACNAGCTCTAACAAGATCAGNAAGTTCGGCGGTGGAACAACAGAAGCTGACTATGCTACTAGCGTGAGTATGTCTAGCGGGGAAGCATTTCAGTTTGCAATAGACTCAGACGCCGAAGAACTAAAGATTTTTGTTAACAATACGCAAGAAGGAAGCACATTAGACATAAGCAGTTTAACAAAGCCCTATAAAATTATATCGCAAATTGCTTCANNCGGAACGGTTGATCANACGCTAGTTGCGAACTCTGCTGATTTTGAGAATAATGTACCATCAGGATATAAACCCATTAACACCGCTAATCTCCCAGCTCCCACGGTAAAGGACCCTGATGATGGGTTTGCGCTAATCACATTGGAGGACGGGAATACCATCGAAGCCAGCCTAGCCACCGCACGTTCAGGCTTTGGCAGCTTTATCGACGTATTTAAGCGTGAGGATGGAACCGATGAAGATTACGATGTTCGGTTTTCTGATGACAGCGGTAATTCAATGCACTTCAATACAAACGCCGCCGCAGGTTCAGAGGCAACCCTAGCATCAGGCGTGAACTATTCCGCATGGTCGTGGCGCGTAGGCGCGACTTACGGGTGTTACACGGCAGAGATTAGTCATACTAACGGATCGGCGACAAACCAAGCCCATGGTCTAGGGAGTGGTGCAAAATCGGCTGTTGCGAAACGATCAGATAGCACAGGCGATTGGTATGTCTCACACCCAAACATGTCCTCGGCTAACATCCGCTGGAACGTACAAGACAGACCATCAACCACTGAACTTGTAACGGTTGATGGAACGAACATAACACTAAATAGTAGCTTCGCATCTGGCACCTATCGGGTCATCGTATGGGAGCAAATTGATGGGTTCAGCGCGTTCGTCGGATATACCCATAATGGATCAACGACTGATGGTCCTTATGTGCCTCTTGGTGGATTATCGTCCCTAGTCGCATGGAGAAACATTGATTCTTCCAATTCCAACGATTTCTTTGCAACATTTCCATCGTACACCAGCAACGGAAACGGCAACCCTACGGACATTCGTTATAATTGGAACAATGGCGAAAAAGGTTTTAGCGGCATCACGATTGGAGATGTAACTGCCAACGGATACAANATGCGTCCTAGTTCTGGTNNGGNTTTNGGCANNGNCGNTGNTGATCCTATGTTAGTGTGGGCGTGGGGCCTGCGTCCCTTCGGCGGGTCTGGAGTAGCGCAGGCGAAAGTAAAGTAATAAGAGCATGGCGCAAAAAGTAGAGGCTAAAATAGCTAGGAAAGTAATTCGTCGCAGAAACAAACCTGTTCATCTTCGGCACCGGAAGAAGTTGGGTCCAAAGTCGCATATGCGCGTAAGATAGATTGGAGAAGAAAAATGACCACAGTATACAAAGTTAATGGTCAAACAATCAGACCGGGCCGCGCATGGAGAGATGCGGACGGCACCCTACAGCCTAAGAACTGGCAAGTCTGGTCTGCTGATGAGAAAAANGCNGCGGGTATTTCTGAGGTTGTAATGCAACCGTTTCCTGATCAGCGGCTTTATCTATCCTCACACAATGCAGATGGCAGTGTAAGCTCAACACCTTTATCCTTGGACGATACGGCGCGTCAGACAGAAGTGCGGAACTCAGACGGGGTACTTATTTTCTTAGACCCCGATAATAAAGAAGTTCTCGACACCGATAGAGATGATGACGTTAAGTACACACATAAGATGGAGGATGTTTTAGATCCTGACGGGAATAAAATTATAACTCCTGGTGTGAAAACGAAATTAAAGGATGAAGTAAAGAAACAACAAGAATCACTTCTTTTCCAAACTGATTGGGCGGTAGTGAGGAAGGCCGACAAAGGCACTGCTATCCCGTCCAATATACAAACATGGCGGGACGCCATCCGCACCAAAGCAACAGAGATGGAAACAGCCATCGACAACGCTGCGGACACGGCGGCGGTTGAAGCTTTGTTTATCAAGTGGACAACGGACAGTGACGGCAAGACCACCAAGTCCGGTATTTTGTATGATTGGCCTGAACTCGGATCTTAATCATGCCACTGACTAAGATTACCTTTAAGCCAGGTATAAACAGAGAATCGACATCGTATGCCGCTGAAAACGGCTGGTTTGATTCTAACCTCATACGATTTCGTAAGGGGCGCCCTGAGAAGATGGGTGGCTGGCAGAAGATTAGTTCAAACTCAGTAACGGGTACAACCCGATCTCTTCATACTTTTTCTGCGCTTGACGCTTCAAAGTTTATGGGCGTTGGCACAGAGAAAAAGTTTTTTATAGAAGAAGGTGGCACGTTTCATGACATAACGCCTTTGAGGCGTACACAGACACTAGGGTCNAACCCGATTACAACGGGCTCCTCTAGTAGTAGTGTGATCACCATCACAGACACAAACCACGGTGCTCGAACAGGTGACTTTGTCACGATATCTGGGGCAACAACAACGGATGGAATTACGGCGGCTCAGATAAACCTTGAGTTTGAGATCACCGTAGTTAACTCAAACACGTATACGGTGACGACAACGGGCAGTGCGTCTTCTGGCAGTACAGCTGGAGGTGGATCTTCCGTTGTTGCGGCATATCAGATCAGTGCGGGTCTAGGAGTTGTGGTTCCTGGCACAGGTTGGGGTGCGGGTCTATGGGGTGGTTATAATAGTTCTTTCTCTGAAACAACGCTTGATGGTGCGATTAACAACTCTGTCACGTCTTTCTCTCTAACCTCTGCAACAGATTTTGAGACAGCTTCTACAACGTTATCTGCGGATATAACTGACGTAAGTACATCAATACCTCTTGCAGACTCTTCCTCATTTCCAGCCAAGGGAACGATCTTGGTTGGTAGCGAAAAGATTGAATACGGCAACAATAACTCAAATGTCCTTTCTGATCTTACACGTGGCGCGGACAGTACAACGGCCGCCGCCGGCAGCAGTGGTGCGAGTGTGACGTTTGTTGGTCTTATGTTGATTGACAATGAGCTTGTCCAATATACAGGCAAGAGCACAAACACCATAAACGCAGGGGTAGTTCGCGGCGTTCGTGGTACAACGGCGGCAGCGCATGACGATGACGCTCCCGTTAAAGAAGCAAACGCCTTCGTAGGATGGGGCGAAGCTGCGAACATAACGACAGACGAGGGTTCAAACATTCGTCTCTGGTCCCAAGACAACTGGGGCGAAGACCTTATCTTCAATGCGTTCGACGGTACGATTTACTATTGGGATCGAACATTAGGAGTAAACGCCAGAGCGACCAGTCTTGCGTCACAGACCGGCGCGTCAGACGCACCTACGATTGTTCGTAAGACAATGATCTCCACAACAGACCGTCATGTGGTCTGCTTCGGCTGCAATCCTCGAGGTTCTACGGAACAAGACTTACTTGAAGTGCGCTGGTCTGATCAGGAAGATCCATTCAATTGGACGCCTACAGTTACGAACACGGCTGGTGGCGTTCGCTTGTCTGCTGGCTCGGAGATCATCACTGCTGTCAAAACTCGACAAGAGATATTGATTTGGACGGACGTTAACCTTCACGCCATGCGGTTTGTTGGTCCAGACGATATCTTCTCTTTTGCGCTTGTTGCTAGTAATACGTCGATTATAGGCTTCAACGCCGCTGTGACTGTGGGGGACCGTACTTTCTGGATGGGCCGTAACAACTTCTATGTATACGCGGGTCGATTGCAGGTCATACCATGCACGGTCCTAGATCATGTGTTTTCAAATATTAACACAGCTCAGAACTTTAAATTCTTCGCAGCGTCAAACAAACTTTTTGATGAGATCTTTTGGTTTTATGCGTCAGCAAGTTCCGATGAAATCGACAGGTACGTTAAGTTTAATCATGTTGAAGGAACTTGGGACATTGGGACCCTGGCTAGAACGGCTTGGGTAGACTTAGGGGTTCATGACAACCCAAGAGGTGCGGGATCTGCTAGTAGCTCTGAGTTCATTTATTCTCATGAATCTGGTCAGAACGATGATGGCAGTGCTATGAACTGTTTTATTGAGTCTGCCGACTTTGACCTTGGTGACGGCGAACAATTCATGTTTGTAGATAAACTGATTCCTGACGTTCGGCTAAATGACACTAGCGGTGATAACAGTGGATCAGTAGACTACGTTATAAAGACACGCAACTTCCCCCTTGAATCCCTGACCACGAACTCTACGAGCACGATTGTCAGTTCTACCCAACAAGCCTTTATGAGAGCTCGAGGCCGTCAGGCGGTTGTGCGGATTCAGAGTGATTCTACCGACCTCAATTGGACACTGGGTGATCTTCGTCTGAACCTTAGACCTGATGGGAGACGGTAATGGCCAAGCTTCTTGATCAGGAGCTCCCACAAGCTCCCGTCACATACGAGGTAGAGGCGTTCGACCTTATCTTTAGCGATGTCGAACGAGCTCTTTCAACAAAGGAATTTCCCAACGTTGTAGCGGATCGTGACGATGTCCATAGCATAAACTGGTTCATGAGCTAATGGCGATTGCATATAAAAATATAACCACTTTAGTGGATAGCACAGGGGATATAACGGTGTACACGTGCCCTAGTGTTACGCAGTCTATAATCAAGAACATAAATTTGTATAATAGCCACAGTGGGACTATAGTGATATTCCCTAAGATTACCGATAGCTCCGCATCTGTTACGGCTACTTTGCAGAAGATAAGTCTCGGAACTCTCGCACAAACGTCCCTTGCTGGACCTTTTGTATTGGAAGCAAGTGACGTTCTGATATTGAACTGTGACACTGCATCCAAGATTTTTGCAGTAGCTAGTATATTAGAGGTGTCGTAATGCAGGCTGTAGGACCTAAATACGAAGGGGAGCCCACCGTAGAGGCGCTTGCAAACGGCCTTGCTTCACTAGGTCGATACGGTGATTCCTACATGGTTCACGCCGCCGAGGGCGAGACGGTTGTTCCGAAAGAAGTTTTGGAAGCAAACCCCGGCCTGAAGAACCAGCTTCTCTGGCAAATGAAGATGATGGGTATTGAGAACCCGAATCGCTACGTTGTGGGTAGCGAGTTTAACTCAATTAACCCAGTCACAGGTCAGCCTGAATTCTTTTTCAAGAAGGTCTTCAAGGCCGTTAAGAACGTATTCAAAAAAGTTCTACCCGTCGCTGCTCCCATCATTGGTAACATGATTGCACCGGGTATCGGCGGTCCTGTCGCCGCAGCTTTGAGTGCGAAGCTGACAGGGGGCTCCATGAGCGATGCCCTCAAACAAGCCGCGTTTGCCTATGGGGCGCAGACCCTTGGTTCAGGGATCATGGGCGCTACAGGTGGGGGTGGCATGTCTGGCTTTATGGAGGGACTCAAGAGCGGAGCTCTGGCGCCTATTGAAGCAGCAAGCAATATCTTTGCATCAGGGCCCACGAATCCTTTACAGCAAGGTATCTTCGGTACAGTCAACCAAGGCACACGTGGCCTGAATGTAGACACACTTTTCCCGCAGTATGATGCTCAAGGTATGTCGGCAGGTCTCCGTAATGTTATGCCCGACGTTCCCGGACAAGTTGCGGGGCAACCAACTACGATGGGTGTTGACGCTGGTCAAACTTTGGGTACAGCGGCATCAAGTGCGGCTAAAGTAGGCAGCACGGCAGCGAGTGGCAGTGGCAGTGGTGGTGGAATTATAGACTTCATAAAAGATAATCCTAAGACATCACTCGCATTAGCGGGTGGCGCGGCTCTTGGGTTGGGTGCGTTGACCCCAGAAGAAGAGGCACAGTTTGAGAGTTATGAATTGGGAGATCCGAGACGAGATGCATACGATGCATACAAGAGGATGACACCAGAACAACAGAAGAGCCCCGAAGGTATAGCGTTGCTTAAAGAGGCTGGAATTACTCCAAAATATGATGCTGCTACACTAGCTAGGATTACAGGAATTACTCCAGAGGCCGCAGAACAATATCAAAGAAATAGATACGGTTTTGTAGTAGGCCCTGACATGATAGGCGGGGGACTAGCAGCAGGCGGTGCCGTTAATGGCCCTGGCACGGGTACTTCCGACAGTATTCCCGCGATGTTATCCGATGGCGAGTTTGTAATGACGGCAAAGGCCGTTGATGGTGCGGGAGGTCCCGCGCAGATGTACCGAATGATGAGT